CGATGCCCTTAGCTTGCGGTCGTTCGTCTGGCTGTCATCGCCGGTCAGGTGCTCGTAAAGAATGCCGCCAGCGACGGCGATTGCCCGCTGCTGGATCCGAACGTAGGCCTCGAAGTTCTGGCCAACGTCGGCAGGCTCGCTGAACTGGACCTCCCAACCGTCAGGGAGCACGTTCATCGTGCCAGGCATCCAGTCCGACAAGAGGCTGTTCGGGTCATCTCCCTCGTCGGTCGGGCCGCCGCCGGCGTGCGCGGCGTCCTCGTCCGGACGCGGTTTCTTGATCCACGCCGCGATGAGCGCCGCGGCGCGCTTTCGCACGGCCTCTGCGTCGAGGTACCGGTCCAGTTCGAAGATTTTCTGCATTGCGCGGGTGAGCAGCGGCTCACCGCGCATCTGCCCCGCCCGGCGCGGGATCATCATGTGGCAGACGTCACTCGCCGGGACGCGGCTCGTATCCGTGATGTCCACGCCCGCACCCGTCAAAGCGCTGTAGCTCTCGTCCGGGTGCGCGCGCAGAAAGTGGTAGGCGGCGACGCGCCCAATCGGGTCAACTTCGATACCGCCGACCACGTTACGGCGGTTGTTCACCGGCTCGCTTTTGGCGTGCGGCAGCTGCTCGCTCTCGATCAGCTGGAGATCCAGTGGCACCGCGAGACCGTCTTCTGGTCGCCGCGTGCGCAGTCGCGCGAGGCCATCCCCGCCCTCCAACATCTCCCGAAACGCGAGGCTCTGCTGGCGATAGAACGCTACCTGTCGCACCCACCGGTTCCACAACCGGGACAGCTCGGCGTTCTGGATCTGCGGCCGGATGCCCGTGCCGATGGCATGGGTAACCCACTGGCTGAGGATGCGGTCGGCGTGCTCGTTGTTCGCAGCAAGCCGCCGGCTCCGCGCGATGATCGCCGGGGCCGCCCCGACTGTCGCCGTTGCCGGACCAGCCGATGTGGGCTGGAGGCCCTCCCATCGGTGACCATTGCCTGCGGCTTCAAAGTGCTGGCCAGGCGCCGCGGCCGTGGCACCAGTGATCGGGCTGTGCACCCAAGAAGAGGGGGCGGACACGGCACGCCCGGCCTGGACGCGGACACGCGGTTTGGCTGTCTGCGCCGTCGTGGCCATCAAATCCACCCCTTAGTGCGCTGGCGTACGATGATGCGGCGGGTCTGGCTGCGGCGCGTTGTGCCGGTCTTATCGGCCAGGGCCGACTTCATGTCGGCAAGCGCCTGCCGCATGACCCTCGGGTTGGAGTACTCGATCTCCTGGTCGTTGAAGCTGACGCTTTTCGCGCCCTGCGCGATGGCCTTCTCGAGGGCCTTGATGTGCTCGCGCAGCTCAGCTTCGGTCCAATCCTCGAACATCGAGGCCTCCAGTGAGCGTCAGACGAACGACGACCGCACTGGGCCGCGGCGGCCCCGGCCGCGCAGCGGCTTCGTCTGGCGCGACTGCCGGTTCTGCTGTTGCGTCTCGTCGGCCTTGGGCGCGTCGCCGCCACCCTTGTTGCCGCCGCCGTTGTCGGCGCCTGGCGCGCTCGCGATCGGCCCGGAGCGGGCCAGGACATCGAGATCCCAGCTCGAACTAAGGCTCTTCAGGGCCTGCATCGCGGCGTAGGCGTAAACCCGGCAGTCGCCGGGCTCGTTGCCCGTGACGCTGCTATCGTCCCAATACGTCACGTACTTGCCGCCAAGCTGCCGATATTTCTTCTTCTCGGCGAATAGCCCACGGAAGTACGCCGCCGTCGCCGAAGGCGGGAAGTGGCAGTAGCCCGGGCCGGGCTCCTCGCGCCGGAGCATCGACGCGATGCGGTCCTTGGCCAGCTGCGTGCCGATCATGAACGGCTTCTCGGCGCGCTGCTTCCTGCCAGGCCGCTGCGGCCAGATCTTCTTCTCGCGACGGCCCTTGGTCGGGTTGCTGCCCTTCACCGCGAACACGCGACGACCGCGGCGCTTGCGGGCGTACTCCATGACCTCGTGGCCGTGGTGACCACCGTGGTCGACGGACATCGCCTGGATGCCAAACCGCCGCCCGCGCGCGTCGCGCCAAGTCCGGTCGATGGTGGCTTCGTCGAGCCGGTACCACGTGTCCTCGTCGCTGGGATCGCCGTGGATGACGCCGTACTCGATCTGCCAGTTTTCCTCGCCGGCGCCGACCCCGAGCACTTCGTACTCGAGCCGGGCGTTCTCGCCGCTCTGCACGTCGACGCCGGCCGTGAGGACGAGCACGCCGTCCGGGATCTCAGCGTTATAGGGCTCCGGGCGCGTGTCCGCGTAGCTCTCCGGATCGACCTTCTTTCCGCCGCGGTCTTCCCAGGTGTCGCCGAGGACCAGGTTGAAGAACGGCTGCAGAAGATTATGCGGGTCCTTCTGCGCCTCGATCCATTCCTCAGCGAGATTCCACCAGGACGCTTTCGGGAACTCCGAGTACAGCGTCGAGATGTGGAACGAGGCATGACCCGGCTTTTCCGGTTCGGCGGTCGCAATCCAGCGACCGTTGTCGTTCATCCACCGCTTGTGCTCTTCCCGGATCGCCTCGTGGCAGTGGGCGCACTCGTACCAGACGTCCTCGACGTGCCCTTTGTCGTCCCGAACGAATTTAATGCCGTGGTCCGTCTCGGGGCCGCCCCATTCCAGGTACTGCTCGGTGCCGCAGTGCGGGCACGGGACGAAAAAGCGGCGTTGGTCGCCCTTGTGGTACTGCTCCTCAACCTGGCTCTCGCCCTTGATCAGCGGCGTCGAGCCGAGGATCAGCTTGCTGTTCCAGAACCCCTCACCGCGCTTGTTGAGCAGCTTGAGCTTGTCGCCCTGAGTGTTCGCGCCCGGCTTCCAGCCCTCGGCATCGATCTCGTCACCGATGTTGATACGGGTGCTAATCCTGCGGAAGGTATCATCGGCAACAGCACCTCGGATGCGCAGGCTTCCGCCGGTCTTGAATTTCCAGTGGTTCCACCGATCCTGTTGCGCCCCCTTCGCAACGGGATTCCTAATCGCCTGAAGCGCGGGGCTTGCCCGAAACAACGGTGCCAGCTCGCTCGTCGCGTGGTCCTGCGCGTCGGCGTCTGTCGGCTGGACGATTAGTACATGCGAAGGATCGCTGTGGACGTAGTAGCCCGCCACCAGCGCAATGATCATCGTGTAGCCCAGCCGGGCCGACTTCATGACCGTGACCTGATCCAGCTTCGGATCAGTCATCGCATCCATGATGCCGACCTGATAGCCGAACGGTCTGACCGCCCCAGCCTCCGCGCTGTTCTCCTTCGAGAGCCGCGCATACCGACGCGCCCACTGCGATAAAGTCAGCCGCGGCGCCGGCTTTAGCGTTTCAGCACGGACGTTGCGCAGACGATCGCGCAGCGTTTCCTTGCCGACCTGATAATCACCCGCCTTCCGCGTCGTTGCTGCCGTTTGCGTGCTGATCATGCCGCAGCCCTTCCAGGGCATCGTTTATCGCGCTCTCGACAATGTCCTGGACCTCAGTGGGCTTGCTGGTCGCGGCGGCGTGGGGTGCAACCTTCGACGGCACGGCCATTAGCTGCGAGCGGACCTCGGCGTATTCCTGGTTCACGATGCCGGCGACATCCTCGACGCTGATGACGCGCTCCCTGGCTTCGTCAGCCTGGATCTCGGCCATGACCATCTGGGCGACATCTTTGCGGCGGTTGGCCTCCTCTTTCGTGAGGGCCACCGCCTCGTCGCCTTCCCGGCCGCCGTCGACGCCGGCGACCTGCTGCATGGCTTCGTCGACGCCGCGCTGGCGGTACCACTCGAAGACGTCGGCGACGTCGAAGATCCAGCTCTGGCCGCTGTCGCGGTCGGCCTCTTGCACCGCCGGCAGGCCCCACCGCTCGGCCCAGTCGACGACCGTATGCCGCTGGACGCCGAGGAGGGTTCCGAGCTCGCGCGCGCTGACCTGCTTGCCACCGGTCTTTTTCTTCGCCATAGCGGCCTCCGGTCAGTTGCGCTGGAGCCGCCGGTTCAGGTCCTTCTCGATCGCGCGCTTGAACGCCTCCGAGAACCGGTTGTTGAGGTGCTCCCGGACGGCCTTGGTGACCTGGTCGCTGAACTCGAAGATCTCGTTGTACCGGGTCCGGCGCTCGTACGAGACGAGCAGCTTCAGCCGCCCGTTGCTGCGCTTCGGGCGCTTGTAGATGCCCCAGGGCGCGCGCGGATGGTTCTTCGGCTGACCGACGAACAGGTTGTCCTCGCCCTGGCTCGCGCTGCTCAGGAAGCGCTGCAGCTTGCGGCCTGGGAGGTTCCCGTGCTTGTTCGTCTTCATCTTCACCGGGATCGGCGCGCCCGCCTTCTTCGACGTGCCCACGTCTCCCGGCCGGCGCACGCCGCCGTCATTCTGGAACTGCAAGTAGCCGGCCTGCTTGTCTTTAACGAACACCGTCGCCGTGATCGGACGGTCTCGCTTATCGGCCGGAAGCAGGCTGAACGCGTCCGGCGCCTTCCCGCGGCGGTCCTGCCGCGCGGTGAACTGCACCGGGTTGTCGAACCTGTTGTGCGCGTGCTCGCGCAGCTGTTTCGTGGCGTCCTTCGCGGTCTCCGTGAGCGCGAGGGCCTGGGCCTTCGGCAGCTGCTTGTCGGCAATCTGGTCGATCGCCTTCACGAACAGCTTGTGGTTGCTGTCGAACTCGACGCGCATCAGACCCTCGGCGCCAGCTTGTCGGTCACGCACTCCGCGCTCTCGACGGCCATGCCGTTCACGATCAGCAGAGCCCGGAACTCGCCGGGCGTCAGCCGCGTCTCATGCATGTCGACCAGGGCGGCGTAATAGAACGGGTTCCACGGCCACTCGACGCCGCAACGCTGGGCGGCTGTCTTGCGCTGGATGTATAGGGCTGGGGGAACGCCGCCGCGGTTGACACACTGGCTGCGACGATGACGGCGGCCGCAGCGATGGCGCGTGCCGTTCGCATCGTCGGATCCAAGCCAGCTCAAGGATGTTGGTCGCCAGCGCGTTGCCGGTCCCGCGGGGTCGGCGCTGGCGCGGCGCCCAAGACGCGCTACTGCCCCGGATCGCGTCCGGCGAGCGCGTCACTGATTTCGATGTGGAGGTCTACGCTGGCAGGGTCAGCGTTGAGGTTGTCGGCGATGAGCCGCGGCAGCACCTGACGGACCTTGTGCACCAGGCGACCGAGGTCGGCGTCGCTCAGGTACGCGCCCGGAACGGTGCTGTCCGTGATCATCCAGGAGCCGTCGTCCGCGTCGTAGCCGATGCGGACTGTGTGCGTTTGCGTGCGTTCAGCCACCCGTTGCTCGCTCACCTTGATGGCTCCCTTTTCCGCCTACGATATCGAAGCGTGACCGGCTAGGCCGGCTTCGGGCACGATACCACAAGGCGGCGAAGGCAACCCACGGAGGCTAACGATGGCAACCAGACGTAGGCCCCGGCGGCTAATAGACCAGGAAACCGAGGGCAACCTCGCCATCCTGGCTGTTGCTACTGGGTATGCTCTATTGATGCCATTTTACATCGTGCGCGACGTCGTGAAGCGGCGGCTGCGCGCCCGCAAAGGAAAAGCATAATGCCATCGGACAGCGACCGCGGTGCTCCGTTGCTCGATCGCGACCAGGCGCGCCATCAGGTTCGCGACCTGATCCTTGAGGGCGTGGCTTCCGAGGACGCCGGCCCGATGGACGACGCTTATTTCGGGCGTCTCCGAGCCCGGGCACGTGAGTGAAGATGGCGAGTCGACGCTTACCACCCGTGTTCGCCGCCGATGAAGCTCATTGCTACCCCTGACGCTAAAAAGCCGCCAACCCGGCTGGGCGGCGGCTGCGCACACGTTTCGCTCTATTCACCATGTAGGCTTCATCTCCGCGTGACGCAAGTGTTTCGCTCGAATCACCCGGATCACTCGGACGACAGCAAACACCGTGAAACTGGGCTTTACCGGGACTTGCGGCGACATACGCCAACCCTGATGGTGGTTGGTCCGTCACATTTTCGGAAAGAAGCTATGAGCTGCGCGCCGCGAATTACCCACATCCTTTTTACTTGCCGCAGGGTCCCCATTAACTCGGTAAAAGTTGATACGTCGCGAGTTACATTCAATTTTGAATGTAAGTTTCCACCTAGATAATTGATTTCAAGTTGATACCGGACGCGAGCAGGGGCGTGCGCCGCCGTGACCATGCCGCGTGCACAGACTAGCGTCTTCCGGTCAACCCGGCAATCATCGCGCGGAGCTGATCGGCGTCCGCGATGTACCCGAAACGCCACGTGTTATCCGCGCGCGCCTGCGGCCGGCCGGCGAAACCTTCGGGCAATGACGGCGGCGGGACCGGCAACCCGAGCTTCCGCGCGTTCGTCTCCGAGTAGCCGATCCAAAGACCGCGCCCGCGCTCGCTGTCGCCGGGAAGAACCGACATCAGAGCTAAAGCCTGCCCAGCACCGTCATGGCGGTAATGCCCCACAACGCTTCGGTTCTCGTTGAACAGTATGTAGGACGCGCCGCTGGCATGGAGCGCCGCGAGGTACGCTTCGAACAGATCCTGCACGCCGCGCTGGACGGCAACGCGCCTCCAGCCTTCGTACGTGCCGCGGCCACGGTAACCGTCAGCGAGACGATCGCTTGCCATAGACACCTCCCAGCAGCACCCGTTACCGGGTAACCATGCTATGCGATCAACGCAAGATGAAGCCCAGCCACCAACGGGTCCGGGCCTGGGCGCGCGAAAAAGGCCAGACATAAAAGAACCCCGCCGCCCTGGGGCGACGGGGTAGGGATCAGTCCGTCCGCGGCGTCCGTGTCGCCGCGTTATGTCCAGTCTGCTATCCGAGACGCGGTCTCGGCGGCCGCGCCGGCCAGCATCGCTGCGAGATCCGGCCGGCCCTGCAAGTAGCGCCTGGCGGCCGTGTCCGACATGTAGACCGCCGCGCCGAGGTCGGTACGGCCCGGCGCGTATGGCACTTCATGTGCACGGCGCAGCGCACCGGCAGCGCATCTGATCTCATCGAGCGCGCGCGCCTCGCCAGCACGCGCGTGCCCGGCCCCGGCATCAAGCCGGCGCGCGGCCTTCCGCAGCGCGTACCTGTCAGCCATGGTCTGCCCTCCCTTGCTGACGTGCCCGGATCCGCCGGGCGCGGTGTCGGGCGGGGATCCGCCCCCGTGGCCGTCGGCGGCGCCGGCGGCCGCGGGGGCGCGGCCGGCACGTGGCCGGCCGCCCAGCGCGCTAGGACGCCGTCCGCATGCCGACGGCCATGATCGCGCCCGCCGCGCGCGCCATCGCGGTCTCCGCGGCGGCGCGCTCGTTGATCGCGCCGTACGCCGCCGCCTGGTCGGCGAACGCGGCGGCCGTCGCCGTCGAGCCGATCGCCGTGCCGTTCGCGGCCGCGATGGCGCCCGCCATCCGGACCGCCATGGTCGCGATCGCGCCGGCCTGAACCGTCTGGCCGGCGGCGTACGCATCCGCCGCGCGGTGCGCGAGCTGATGCGCGGTCGAGAGAAGATTGCTGGTCTGCATGGCTACCCTCCTAGTTGCCATTTGTGCCCGGTTCCGTCGGGCGCGGCGGGAGCCCTGCGGGCCCTCGCGGCGGCCCCGCCGGGCGCACCCGGCGGGGCTACCGGGAGGGTCCGTCACTCGCCGTTCGCGGCGCGGATCACGGCGCGGCCGAACATCCAGTCGCTGCTGTCAAGCAGGTAAACGGCGCGCTTGACGATAGTGAGCTCGCGATCGCTCAGGCTGCGCGCGACTTGGATGCCGATGCAGTTGAACGCGTGCTCGCCGTTCGTCTCGTTCATCTGCGCGAGCCGCTTGGTCGCCGACGCGAGACGGTTACGCTGGCCGAGAGTGATTTGCTGAGCCATGGTCTGCCCCCTTGGTACATGGCTTGCCCGGATCCGCCGGGCGCGGGTCTTGCGTGATGGTGAGCGGGTCGCTCACCGTGCCCGAGCGATACGGTAGAGCTGACAAGTCAGTTCAAGGGGTGAAATGCAATCGATCGATCCGACGCGCTGGCGCCGGTTACGATGTGGGCCCGGCCCGGGCGGCGTGGGCGCACGCGCGCACACAACGGATGGCGCGCACGCGCCCGGAGGTGGTAGCGTTGTCAACTAGGCCCCCGGGGGCCTTGCAACCGGGGGGTCTGCGCTACCAACTGCTGCACTGCACCCTTAACCGCCGCACTGGCGGGGGATTCGCCGGATTAACCGGTTTCTGGGTTATAGGTGCAATATTTCATCTAAGTTTACATTCAAAACTGCATTTTTTGTTCTTCGAGGCCCCGCGCGATGCGAGCGCGCACGCGCGCGTGATTTTTGCGCTCACAGAGAGATCGGTTTTCGCGCGCCCCGCTTTCGCGGTTTCTAGCTGAGGACCGTTTTCAAACTGGGGTTCCGCGAAAAGGTGCTCGCGCGAGGTTCAGTGCCGATCGTAAATCGCGTGCGCCGCGGTTTACGAACGCCTCGACCGTTCCCTGGATTGCAATAATGTCGTCTTCGCGCTACCTTAGGCGCCTCAATGTAGCACGAAGGCTGCGCTATGCCCACGCCACACATGCCACCTGCCGCCACGCGCAAGGCTCTGCGGAAACTGGGCGCCGATATCCATGATGCTCGGCGCAGCCGGCGTTTGCCAATGGATGTTCTGGCCGAACGCGCCTTCACCTCGCGCTCGACGCTTCAGCGCGTCCAGAACGGCGATCATCGCGTCAGCATCGGCATCTACAGCGCTGTTTTGCAGGCGCTCGGATTGCTCGACAACCTTTCCCATGTCGCGGACGTCAGCCAGGACCCTGTGGGTCGTGAGATGGCCTCGTCCCAGCTTCCGAAGCGGATCCGTCTACCCAAGTCACAGCGTTGACGCCTTCATGACCGATGTCGAGTTCCTCACACGCGGTAGAACTGGGCAAGGACAGCCAGCCCGGCCCGCAGCTCGTCGACGTCCTGCCCGGCCGGCCGGTCGTCGATGACGGTGCGGACGGTGACCGTGTAAGCGCGCTGGCCGGCCTCGCGGACCAGGCGATCGACTGCTTGGCCGAGGCGGCGGTAGGCGGCGTCGGAGCCGACGACCGGGTCTTCGGCTGCGGGTGTGCCGCCATCGACCTGTTCCTGGTAAGGCGCCGTGACCTGCGGCTCACGGACCGCCGCAGCGTACTCGTCGCGAAAGCGTTGCGCCGCCAGCAGGCGGCGGGCGTTCTCGTAGCGATCCCGCTGGTCCAGCAGGTTGCGCTTGCCGAGGCTCTCGACGCCCGTCATGCGCCGGCGGCCCTGGCCGCCCTCCGTGACGCTGCCAACGTGCCCGTTGCGCTGCTGCCAATCCAGCGGCGTCATGTGATCCGTCCCGGTGGCGGAGTTGGTCCGGCGGGCAGTAACGTCGGCGGACATCGGGCGGGCCTCCTGCGTGACACGCGCGCATCAATCACGTCTCCCACGATATGGCGGCACGCGTAAGGTGTCGCAAACGACGCGCTCGTGCCGACGTAGACACAATATGAATGTGTTTGATACTAGAGATCGCGCCTGAGGTGCACTCAGCGACACGAGTGGTTAATTCCTAAACTTGGCGAAACGGGGACAGAATGAGCGAAGAAAATAAGATGCGCACAGTTTTACATTTCGGCGCTGATCAAGACCATAACCGGGTGGTCCGGCACTATGCATCGTATGAAGAGCTGGCGTATGCCATTAAAAATGGACAAGTATTAGAGTTCAACTTTACGGACAACGGCGTGGAGCGCAATCTTTGGATCAACATGGCTAAGGTCACGTATTTCCATCCAGCCCCCTGATTATCTTTCCTGTGCCTGAAAACGGCTTCGTTTAACCGCGCCGCCGGGCCTCGCCCGCGGCGCGGTCTAAACGTAAAGCGCACAGAAGCCATACGCCGGTCGTTTGGATGGCAGCATGGGCGCGGCACTCGGCGCGCGCCCGGGCCGGGCGGCGATGACGGCGTGTGGCCTTCACAGCGACCGTGTAGCGACCGGCCCGGGATGTTGGCCCGGCCGCCCTCGGGGGGTGCGCATCTGGCTGGCATCTGCGGGAAACTCGGGGATCACCCGCCGCGGGATATCCTGTCGAGTGGCCTGAGCAGGGGTGACGGGTTTTGGGGCCCGCCGCCTGCGCAACCCCGGCCGATCCCGCGGCAGCTGTAACCAGCCTAGTTACACTTGGTTACACTTCTGGTTACATCCAAGACCCCCGGCAAACTGCGCCACAGAAAAGGTATGTAACTATGTAACTATGTAACCAATTACCAACCCCCGGAGGTTTTCTTCTCTGTCTCGCCCTGGGGTGGGGTTTTTCACAAAACACATTTACCCTCCGTGGGGTTTTTCACCCGGTTACACTGGTTACACAGTTACAGAACGGCGCTGTAGCGCAGTTTCCTGCGGGTTCTGGCGTGTAACCGACCCTGTAACCGCCTTCGGTTACACCCCGCTCGGCTGGTTACACGGCCCCCGCTGGACGGGTCGCGGCCGAGGTGCGTCGGGTGTAACCGGCCCGCGCCCATCACCGCTTCGGCCATGATCGAAAGGAAGACAGCGACGGGCCCTCGCCGTCGGTTACAGGTTACATCGGGCCCGACATAAAAGGGGCCATCCCGGCGAGCCGGGACGGCCCAGGCGCTAGCAGCTTCCGCTGCCGGAGTCAGGCAGCAGCAGAGAGAACACCCTCCTCGTCTGCCTCACTCGCCTCGTCTCCCACGAACGCCTCGTGTGGGACAACCACAGCCTTGGACGGTTTCGATCCGGCGAACCTCGCCGGCTTCTTCGGCTTGTAGGCGCCCGGGACGCGCTCGAGGATATCCTTGTAGGTATGGCCCCACTGGGTTCCCTGGAGCAGGCGCTTGATCGCGGCATGGTTCTGCGCGATCCAGACGCCGTCTTCCTCCACGCGGATCCCGTGCCGGGCCAGCGTCTGCGCGGCCAGGTTCTCGGTGTCCTCCTGCACGTAGGGGGAGGTGACGCTCCAGATCCGGCTGTCGAGCAGCTCACCGACCGTCCGCGTCTCGGTGCTGTCGGCGGTGTCGTGACGTATCTGGGCTTGCGTCAGCGCCTCGATGAGCTTCTTGTCGTCGTCCTCGTCCTCGCTGCTGGTCCGGTACTGGTCCCAGCCCAGCTCGTCGACCATCACCGCGGCATCATCCTCGCTGGGCGCGTGATCGCGGGCCAGCATCCATGCGCCGGCCAAGAGCGTGCCCAGCTGGTCGCCCGTCCGGTCGTCGCCGCCCTTGTAGACCACCACGCGGCGGAAAGTCACCGCGGCCTCCCGGATCTGCGGCACACAGCGCACGGCCCGCGCCAGCATCCGATCGCCGAACGCGTCGGTCAGCAGGTTGTCCCGCTTGCGCTGCAGCTCCTCGAACTGCTTCAGCCGTTCCCTGCGTTGCTTCTCGTCCTCGTTGCGAGGTACCCGCAGGGTCATGGTCGTGACGCGGCTCTCGTCCGCGCTGCACTGGACGTTCGGGTTGATGCTGGAGAAGGCGAACATCGACCGCGCCTGGAAGTCCATCGCCTTCCCGCTGACGGATCCGCGCAGGATCTTCGCCGCACTCTCGCTGGACGCCTGCCGGGCCAGCTCCATCACGCTCTGGATCTTTTTATGATCCCCCGGATTGTCTGCTTCGAACTCGTCAATGAAGATCGGCAGCGCGTCGCTCTTGAGGGTCTGCCGGATGCCGGCCTCGGTGCTCTTGCCCGATGCAACTAGCATGGTCTCTTTGAGCAGCTGATGAACCATCTTGATCACCGTGCTCTTGCCGCTCTGCTTGTTGCCGGTGACGTAGATGTGCGGCCGCCAGTCCAGCGCGCCGGCGATCGGCGCCAGGAACGCCCAGCCGGCCAAGATAGTCCCGCTCTCGGGCTTCTCCCAGCGCGGCATAGCGAACAGCTTCACCAGCTCGTACCCCTCCTCGGCGCTGATCGGGTCCGACAGGTCGACGTCGATCTCCGGGCCGCTCTCGTAGACCTGGTCGGTCTCCAAGTCCCGGATCTCCATCTCCTGGCCGTCGGTGATGAGCCGGTTGCCAGCGTGGAAGACGATCCGGCCGTCGTCGATGTAGCCGCCGCGCCCGCGGACCTTCTGCGGCTGGTACGGCCCGACCTTCTTGCACTCGCCGATGAGCAGGTCGGCGGCAACCTCGCCCCACCCGTCGTCAGGATCGACGTTCAGCGCGTCGAGCCAGGTCTCCCGGCTCGCCAGCTGATACAGAACGGTCTTCTGGGCCAGGCTCCGCGCCTCGATCTCGACGACCTCACGCGAGCCGTGGCTCAGGAAGTAGTAGACTTGCCGCGCGTGCCCGAGCGGCCGGAAGTGCTCCCGCAGCTCCGGTGGCAGCGTGGTTGGGACGCCGCGGCCCGGGCCACTGCCGCCGTCGTCCTCATCGTCAGCGCCGGCGTACGCCCGGGCCGCCTCGGCCTGCTTGCGGGCTTCCTCGGCCTCGGCCTCGTGGTTGAACGCGGCGACGATCCACTGCCAGGAGAAATCGGACGCCTCAGCCGCCTCCTTGAGCTGCTGGGCGCGGGTCTCGTCCGGCGCGTTGTCGCCGTTGGTGTGGATGCCGATGATCTCGGCCGGCGTCGTGTCGGGCACTTTCTTGCGGATGTCCGCAAGCACGCCCGCGGCGTGTTCCTTGGGCTTGAACCCCGGCGGACGCTTGGGGATACGGGTCTGCGAAGACATTGTCGCCTCCGGCTTTCGCGTTGCTGCTAGCGTGATCCGGCCGGTTGCCCCGGCTCTCTCGTTTTCCGCGCCCGGATAGCTAATAGCGTCGGCGGGCACGTGTTTGCGTTCCGTTCTCGTTCGTGGCATACTTCATCACGCGCGATGTGCGTGATGATATCTGTAAGATGGGAACGAGCTGGGGCGTGACACAACCCCCGTCACGCATTGTCCCGCACCCTTGCGGGCTAGATGCGTACGCGCATACAAGTGGCGCAGTTAGTGGAGGATCGTTGTGAGCCGTCCGATACCGCGAGACGCGTCCCGCGTTGCCGGCGCCGGCACGCCGGTCCAAGAACTGCGTGCGCTTCGCGACGAAGCGCGCACGCTGGCCCGCGGCGTCGCCGCGGAGGCCGGCATGAGCTTCGCCGACGCGTTCGGGGCGCGCATGATGAGCGCGTATTGGTACGCGATGCGGCGCCGCGTGCGGCACGATCTGCCACTGGCGCCAGGCTTCCCGATCGAAGACGACGAACTCGACGACGACGCCGAGCAGCTCGCCGATCGCATCGGGGCCGAAGCGGCCCGCGTCGAGCGCCTGGAAGCGGGGTATCTTCTGGGCTCGATCTATACGGCTGTCCTGCCCCGCGAATACCGTGCCGGCCGCGGCATCTACTACACGCCGCCGGTCGTCTCTCGCCGACTCATCGAGATGACCGAAGACGCCAGCGTGGACTGGGCGTCAGCGAGGGTGTTGGACCCGGCTTGCGGCGGCGGCGCGTTTCTCGCGCCTGTCGCGATCCGGATTGCGCTGGAATGGGAGCACTCGCACGAGGTCATCGATTCGATCCGCGCTCAGGTTGCCGGATGGGACGTCGACCCGTTCGGCGCATGGATGGCCGGCGTGTGCCTTGAGGTCGCCGTGCTGGAGCACGTCGTGGCCACCGGCAAGCGCCTCTACGACCTGGTCGAAACGACCGATTCCTTGGATCGTTACGACCATACCGAGCGGTACGACCTGGTCATCGGCAACCCGCCCTACGGCCGGACGAAGCTGTCTCCTCTGTCCCGCGGCGTCTACGCGCGCAGCCTCTATGGGCACGCCAACCTGTACGGCCTGTTCACGGACCTCGCCCTCCGGCTCGTCGAGCCCATGGACGGGGTCGTGGCGTACGTGACGCCCACGAGCTTCCTAGGCGGCCTGTACTACAACAACCTGCGCGGCCTGCTGGCGCGCGAGGCGCCGCCCACCGAGATCGACTTTGTGGTCGACCGCAAAGGCGTGTTCGACGAGGTACTGCAGGAGACGCTTCTGGCCACCTACCGCCGCGGCGCCGACGGTCAGGCGGTCCAGACGAACATGCTGATGGCGCGCGAGGACACGAGCGCCGAGCGCGTGCGCATCGCCTCCGTCCCCCTACCATCTCAGGGCATCGACCCGTGGATCCTGCCACGGGACAAGCGGCAGAAGCGTCTCATCCAGCGCCTAGCTCAGTGCAAACACCGTCTGGACGACTGGGGCTACCGCGTCTCGACGGGCCCGCTGGTCTGGAACCGGCACAAAGCTCAACTGCGGCACACGAACGACAAGCAGAACACCTACCCGCTGATCTGGTCCGAAGCCGTCCTGCCCGACCGGGGCTTCAAGTTTCGAGCGTCGAAACCGCGCCACGCCCCGTTTTGCGAGCTCCGCGACGGAGACGACTGGCTGCTGACGACGAAACCCTGCGTGCTAGTCCAGCGCACGACCGCGAAAGAACAGCCGCGGCGGCTGGTGGCCGCCGAGCTGCCGCAATCGTTCCTGGACGAGCACGGCGGCGCCGTGGTCGAGAACCATTTGAATATGGTGCGCCCGACAAATGACGGTGACCTTGAGGTGGAGGCCGGCGTCGTGTCGGCGTTCCTGAACTCCAGCTACGCCGACGCCGCGTTCCGTTGCATCAGCGGATCTGTCGCCGTTTCAGCATACGAGATCGAGTCGCTGCCCCTCCCCGACCCTCTCTCTCCCTCCGTGCACGCCGTGCGCGAGCTCGTGCGCCAGAATGCCGCTTGGCATGAGATCGACGCTGCGGTATCCGCAGCGTTCGAGGGGAAAGAGAGGGAATCGATGCATGCCTGACGGGTTCTCACCGGCGCTACCGCAACTCCCGACCATCCAGCAGATCCACGACCGCCTCCAGGACATCTTCCCGCCGGCCACACCACAGCAGGGTTACCTCACGCGCGAGATCGCGGCGCGCACGGTCTACACGTTCCTGTACATCGACGCGGTCGAGGGCACGGGCATCTGGCTCGCGCCCAAGCACGTCTACCTGATGACCGAGGAGCAGTCGGGGAAGACCGACGACAAGTCCCGGCACGACTACGCCGTCGAGGGCGCCAAGCCCGGCTTCAAGCCGACGGGTGAGCGCTGGTACGCTGATAATACGAGGGAGCCGATCCGGGACGAGACGCTGAAAGAGGGCCTTGTCCAGATCGGCGCCGTCGTGACCCGTCCGGGCGTCCCCACGACCTCAAGCAAAGGCCGCTACGCCCTCCAGCACGCCTTTGCGCTCCTGTTCGACCCGAACCTCCAGGGCAGCGCGCTCGATGCGGCAATCGACGACTGGCGGCAGAAGAACCTGTCGACGGGCGCGCTGTCGCGGACGCTGCTGAAGAAGAAGAGCGCCGCGGCCGCGTCCACAAAGGTTTCGGTGTCGTTCCCAACTGGCGAGGTCCGGCAGCTGGACGCGGGCCCGAGCTCGGAGATCGCCAAGGGCGTTGTAGAGGACTTCGCGCCCCGGTACCTGCGCGAGCCGGTCGTCGTCTGGATCAGCGAGAGTGGCCAGAAGGTGTCGTACCAGGACGACGAGCTGGCGAAGCAGCTCGGGCTCAACATCGACCAGAAGCAGCTGCTCCCGGACATGATCTTGTCGGACATCGGCTCGAAGGACACCATGATCGTGTTCGTCGAGGTCGTCGCGTCCGACGGGCCGATCAACGAGAACCGGCGTGCGGCGCTCCGGAAGATGGGCACCGACGCCGGCTACAGCCCGGAGCACCTGGCCTACGTCACGGCCTTCGAAGACCGCGACGCGGGCCCGTTCAAGAAGAACATCGGCGCGCTGGCGGTCGATTCGTTCGTCTGGTTCCGTACCGAACCGCACCTGCTCATGGCTATCAAATCCCAGCCCGAGGACGGATCCGGTGATCCTACCTTCGCGCTCGAGGACCTGGTCTGACGCCAGCGCGTTGCGCCCGCAGCACGCCGCTCCTACATCGTGAATAGCGATGCTTAGAGCATGGTCTGCCCTCCAAAGCCCCGTCGCCCGTTCCGGGCGGCGGGGTTTTGTCTGCGCGATCGGAGGTGCTGGATAAGGGTGGCAGCGAGCCTAGTGGCCCGGGCGGTTCACGTCGCGTCCGTCACGGGTGAACCCGTCGAAGTTGTGCGCACGATCGACGGCCGGATCGTCGGCACCCGGCCGGGCACGAAGCCTGGGGCGCGTTCCCTTGTCATGGTACGGCCCGACGGCGGCCGCGAGTTCGGGCCCACGATAGTTTATGCGCCGACCGCTTGATCGGCTAAACGCACACTCCTGGAACGAAGAGGCAAACCTGGAACGAAGAGGCAAAATGACCCAGCCAGATGATATCTCCATCTTCGCGCGCGATGCCGCTGAGCTTTTACCTGCGGAGGATGACGTCAAAGCCCCCGAGGCCTTCGAAGGCGCTTACCTTGTAGCTGGGTTCGAGTGCACCGAGCACCGCGTCGTGTTCGGGAACGAAGTTGCATATTCAAGAGGAATATTTATCAGCGAGGACCGCGCGAACAAATTCCTTAGAACGAAGGGGTTTCGGCCGGGTGCATGGTTTTCGGTGTTTCCGACTATAATCCTTGCTATGCCTGGGTTCATCGAAGGTGGTTATGACCTCATCGTGACGCCACACAGAACTCCGGGAAAACCGGTTCATGGAGGTTCCCTTGCCCTAAGAAATCTGCACAAAGCTGGCGCTAATCCTGACCCTTTGAAAGCGTTTCAGGAGAGAACACGGAAAGCCGAAGTTTCACCGCTCAGTTTATACAATAATACCTGGCGACACACTTGCTGCTTCGTTGGCCAATTGCAAACCCGGTGCTTTTTCAAACACGAATATGAAATGTTCACCACGAGCACGAAAACGCGCACTGCGACCAGAGAAAGCGAACGTATAGATCGCCATGTGCCTAACCCACCGGTGATGGATGTAACGTCCATTCCCCTCAGCGATATCAACCCCTGATCCCCGACAACGGCTCGGCGCTCCGGATCGCTGCCACGGCTTCGTCAACGCTGTGCGCGACGATGTACAGCGCGCCCTGTTCGGTCGCGACGGCGCCGAAGTTCCGCTGCTGATCGCTCTGGGTGTTGCCCGGAACCTTGACCTCGATCCCGACAAACCGGCCGTGAGGCGGTAGGATCCCGATGATGTCCGGGCTCCCGGGCAGGCCGAATGAGATGCGCCGGGCCTGCTTGGCCGGTACAGCCTGCTTCACCGTCTTGCCGACGTCTTCCGCTTGGATGCGGTAGTCCAGGACGCTCGGCGCGATCGCTACGCCCGTGTCGTTGCTCCAGACTGGCCGGACGCCCTCGCGCGCGACGGCGGCTTTAATGCGGTTTTGGAGGTCGCGTTCTGATCGCGGGTCTTCAGTAGCCACCGCTGACCTCCCGGACGCGCTTACGAAGCTGCGTCAAGGCCCGCGCTTCGAGCTGTCGGATGCGCTCCCGGACCAGGCCATAATCCTCTGCGACCTCCCGCAGCGTGTCAGGCGGGTCGGCGATGTACCGTCGCCGCACGATGTCGCGATCGCGCTCTGGCAACTCGTCGACGAGCGCGCGGACGAGGTGCCGGGTCTGCTCGCCGTGCACGACCTCGACCAGCTCCGCCTCGCCGCCGGTCGGCACCTCGACCTCGTCAGGATCTTCCCGGATCATGGCAGCGTCGCGATCGCGCTGGTCGCTATCGTTGAGCTCGCCGGAGGCGGACTTCCGGTGCACCTTCGGTGGCACGCTGACCGGCGTCATATTCGCGTAGATGTAGTTAATCAGGCGGGTACGGATCACCTTGTACGCGTAAGTGTTGAAGCGCACGCCGCGCCCGGGGTCGAAGCCGTTCACCGCTTTCAGAAGAGCGATACGAGCCTCTTGCATCAGGTCGTCAGTCGACGTCGGCGCCCCGTTCTCCGTCACCTCCTTGGCGACGTTGCCGGCCAGCGGGTCGTGAGCCTCGACAAGCCGGTTACGCGCCGCGGTGTCACCGGCCTTCGCCCGGCGCACCAGGTCTCTCTCTTCCGCGATTGTGAGCATGTCCCGGGCCATCATCGCCCCCACCTAAATGCGTGTTGTGGGCGAAATGGCAGACGTGTCACGCACCCTCAACCAACGCGGACACGTTTGGGCGCCGGCGTGGCCGTGGCTGTGCCGTAGCGTTTGCGGTTGTACTCCGTCAGCACTTTATATGCGTGCCCCCGGACCGTCGCGTCGTCGACCGCCTTGCCCTCCATGTGCCGCCAGTGGCGCGCCCATTCCTTCACGGCCTCGATGTCCCCGGTCCGGCACGCCCGCTTGCGCTGCGTCTCCTTCGCCGACTTCTGCGGGTCGGTCAGCTCAGGCTGGCGGCGCTTTGGCCGAATCTTCTCCAGCTCGGCCTCGAACGCCTCCGGCACGCGCTCTTGCCCATCGTACTCGTGGCCGCATAGCGGACACGCCGGCGCAGGCGGGTGCACGTAGTAGCAGCTGGGGCAGTAGCGGACCGGATACGGCTGGCTCTCGGCCGCCTCCTCGCGACGCCTTCGGTCCGCCTTCGCGCCCTCTGTTAGCGACCAACGGCGATCTTCGGTCGGGTGCCCGTGCCGTGCCGTGTTGCCCGCCGCGTCGACCAGCACGGCGCGGTCCTTGCCGGGCGCCGAGCGCATGGCGCGGCCCACGTGCTGCATGTAGAGCGCCAAGGATTTCGTCGGCCGGCATTCGAGCACGGCACTGCCGCCGCGGATGTCCAGGCCCTCGCCGATCAGGTCGCAGCTCGCCAGCATCTGCACCTGGCCGGCTTCGAACCCGCGGATCAGCTCGCGCCGCTCGCCGGACCGCATCTGCCCATGCAGCACGTAGGCTTCCACGCCGCCGGCGGCGGCCTCGTCCGCCAGCATCTGCGCATGCCGGACGGAGCACCCGAAAGCGAAGGTCTGCCGGTCGCCAGCGATCCGGTGCCAGTGCCCGACAGCGTTCTCGACGACGGCGCCGCGCTCCAGTTGCTCGGACAGCGCGCTGGCTTGGTAGTCGCCGCCGCTGGTGCGCGTGCCGCTGAGATCCGGCACGACGGGCGCGTACGCGTCGACGCCGACCAGGAAGCCGTGCTCGATCAGCCAGGACAGCGACGGTCCCTCGACCAGCGCGTCGAACGCCGTGTCCAGGCCGGCGCCGCTAAGCCGCGTTGGCGTCGCCGTGAAGCCCAGCAGGACCGCGCCCGGCGACGCTTCGGCCACGCGCCGGTACGTGTTGGCTGTACAATGGTGGCTCTCGTCTACGATCAACAGGGCGAGGTCGCTCAGTCCCTGCGCCAGAGCGCTCTGCACGCTCCCGATCGCCGCCGTCGCCGTGTCGGCGACGAGCGAGTAGCCGAAACGCTCCTCGTGCGCCTCGATGCATTCCCGGACCGTCTCGCGCGGCGCCACGATCCGGTGCCGCAGGCCGTGCTCGGCGGCCGTGACGCTGATCTGGCGGACGAGCTCGCGGCGATGCGTCAGGATCGCGCCCGGCCGGCCGGCGCGCGTCGCCGTGTCGAGGGCGACGACCTCCAGGGGCGTCTTGCCGCCGCCGGTCGGGACGACGCACAGCACCCGCGCCAGGCCGGCGCGCACCTGCTCGCGGGCGGCGTCGATGACTTGCTGCTGATATGGTCGCAGTTCTAGCATGGCGTTGATGAGGAAGATCTGGGCGTGGGTACGGCACGCGGTTCGCTACTGGCGATCCGAGCAGGGTATCGTCCTGGGCGCGCTCGATAGCCCGACCACGTTGATCGTGCGCGACGCTCGCGGCGGCTGGCTGACGCTGTTCGAGCCGGACGACGCTCCCGGCTGCCATGTTGAAGACGGCGAGGCGATCCGGTTCAGACGGTTCGGTGCGTTCGCCGTTTTGGTCGCGTGGGACGATCTCGCTGGATCGGAGGCGCGTGTCGCAGAGGCCGTTCGAACAGGCTTGGCTGAATAGGGCCTAGCCGCCGGCACTGCCTGCGCTGATGTCACAGCCACACTTCATGCCGCCGGCGGCGCCGGGTCGGCCTGGGCGCCGGCGACCAGGCCTCGATGGCGGGCGCGAGCACGTGCCGCCAGCAAGCGTTAGTGCTCGAGCTGTGCCAGTTCGTCGTTTTTCACCTCAGCCACTCCTACAGCCACACGTCGTGCCGACGCCGCCGGCGGGTCGGTTTCGGGGATGGAGCTGGGGACGTGTCCTCCCCCGCTGCCTGCAAGTTGCGCCTACGCTTGAACGCCAGGTAGTCGTCGTATGAGGCGCCGGAGAGAAGCTCCACCCACTGGTGGCCGTATTTGAGATCCTCCACGCGCATAGAGGCCTGGCCCAGCTTACCCCGCACTCCCGATCCGGGCAGAGACAACGGGCCCGGCTCCGGTTTCCACGGCCACGGCGCACCCGCCAGCGTCAGCCCCTCGTATTGGGGATCCGGTCTGGGTTCGCTGTCGAGGTAGGCATCGAGGACCTGAAACAGCGGCGGCACGCTCATCTCGCACCTCCTCGGCCGCGACAGCCACACGTCGTATCGGCTACGCCGGCGACGGGTCGGTTTCGGGGACGGCGCCGGGCCCGGCTCCTGGGTCGGCACATCCGACGGCCCGTCCTCGTCCCAAACCTCCAGGGCGGAATCAGCGCACGGCTCGATCGATCCGTCCTTGCCTCCGACTTTCAGAATGGACATGGCTGCCTCCTAGGGTCAGGCCGCCGCCCGCCCATGCAGGCGGTACGGCGGCCCGATCATCGTGTCACGCCGCCTCGGCGCGCTTCCCGTGAATGTCCTCGCGCGCCTGCGCGATCGTCTTGTTCGTGCGGTGCGCGTGCTCGATCACGCCGGGCGTCGTCTCGTGCCGCTCGGCCAGGCGCTGGTGATACTGCGCCTTCCGCTGGAGATACTTCGCCGTCTGGCGGTCGATTGCCAGGTAGACCGGGACGGTGTGTCCCGCGCGGCGACCCTGATGCTCGCGCGCCTGATCGCTCAGCCGGACGGTGCTGGGTGCGGACATAGCGACCTCCTGTGATCCATGCATGGGAGAAATGGTGGACACGCGCGCGACACGCAATCTAGTCGCTTGACATCACCCGCGTGGTTTGCTATCGGTCACGCAGCCTCAACGAGCGGAGCGCGACGCCATGCCCGAGCAGACCGCCACAAGGCGCGCCATGGACACGGAAACAAAGCAGCAGATCGACAGGCTGCAGCGACTGATACAGGCCTACCTCGAGCAGCACGAGATCAGCATGCGCGACCTGTCGCTGCGCGCCGGTGATAATGCCGGGCTGATCAAGGACATCATGAGCGGGCGGCTGAAAAGCCTTCCGCGGGCGAAGACCCTCCGCGCCATCGCTCGCGCCATGCGCATCGAGAGCAGCGACGAGCTTATCGATCCGGCCCTGCCGGACCCGGACCTGACGCGCACGCCCGCGCCGCCGGATAGCAAGCCGGCCGCCGCCCGCGGCGACGGCGATCATGTGCCGTCCTCGGCGCCCGCCGGCATGGCACAACTCATCGAGATCGTCGGCGGCGCCGACGGGGACACGTTCGGTTACCTGCGCTCGGACGCCGTTACGCGCTCGATGCTCGCTGCGGCTAGTCAGCTAAGGGTTCTGCTCGCCTTCGCGGGCACTGAGGACGGGCGCATCCAGCGCGGCGACTATGCCCTACTGGATGCCTCGGAGGCCGGGCGCCAGGCCGGCGGCCTTAGTGCTCGGATCGGGCCCGGCGGCGTTCCCGCTTTCGAGAACGCTGACCCCGGGGCCGACACGGCCGGGCGCGTCATCGGCGTGATCCGGCCGATGCCGTAACCGCGCGCCGCCCCCGCGGCGCCCAAAGCCCAAGCGCGCACGGCGCGCTCTCGGTCCGACCTCGCCCCGCCCGGCCCTGCCGGCGGGGCTTTTGCGTCATATGCTAGTTCGTTGCGGCTGCGCGCGCTCACCGCCACCTAACTCAAAGAGCCGTATTCAGGGAGGTGCACGATGGCTAACGACGGTGCAACGTCCGGTGATTCGCCTAGGTTCGCTACCCCAGATGACGCGGCGCAAGCTGTACGCGATAAGCTGGATGAGCTCGCCGATGTTCTAAGCGAGGCGAGGAGTGAGCACGGCGTCGCGCTTGGCCATGATGAGATTAGGGTGAATACCATGTTTCTGGGTCCAGGGATGGTAAAGGCGGAACTCGATGCCGTTGTGGTTAAGCGGCGAGGCCGCTGACGGCCAGTTTGTCGCTCTGCTTTACCGCGCCCCGCCCGGCCCTGCCACGGCGGGGCTTTCTCTTGCATCGCGCACGCGCGTTCCTATCCTCGCCGCGCCCACGCGAGCGAGGAGACCATGCCGGACCACCTGCCCGAGTACGACCGGACGACCGCGCGCAGCTTCATCAAGGAAAGGATCGAGCGGTACCGCCGCGCGGCGCGCCTGGTCGACGCAGATCACGGGCAGCGCCTTTCTGGGCACTTTGGCGACCTGCTGTTGCTTCTTGCCAAATCAGACGCCGCGCACGTCCGCCGAACGGCGATCATGTACGCGCGCGACGAGATCGCCGCGGCGCGCGACGACGGCGACGCGGAAGCCGAAGCTGAGGCGCGCCGGGTTTGTGACGCGCTGCTTCGGGAAGCGCGCGCCGCCGGGGACAATATCTGATCCGCCCCTTGCAGCTGACTTGTCAGGCTACCTGCTCTGCCTGAGCAAGGCATACAAAGGGGGAACGCCATGACCCGGACTGCAAGCATCATCACCGATCCCGCGGAGTACCTCCGCGCAACGGCCGCAAACCTCAGCCTCAAGGCTAACGGTCTCTCTCGCCCGCAGCGCGACCGCGTTCTCAATCAGGCCGAGAACCTCGAGAACAAGGTGCGCCACGGCACGCAGCGCGACATCGCGTCCGAGGCCGTCGAGTGGTCCGAGAGCGCGCTGAACGACGAACTGGCCGGCAACAAGGAGCGTCGCGAGTACGATGCGATGCAGGACGCATTGGAGGCCGCATCGGTCGCTGCTGGCGGTGCAGTCTACGACGAGGGCGCGGCGCAGACCGTCCCGCCCGATGCATCTGGCTCCTCCCAGGCCGCCGACACCGACGCGCCAGATCGCCTCGCCGCCGGCGAGGACGCGGACCCGCCGACCGAGGACGAGCGCGAGCGCCAGACCGCCGCCGCGGCCGCAGACCTCGACACCAAGCGCGCCCGAGACCGTGAGTACAAGCGCCGTGAGCGCGCCCGCGCCCGGGCCGGCCGGGGGCCGGTCGAGGTCACGGTGCGGTGCGGCCGCGGCGACCGCACGCTCCTTCACACGCTTGCTGAGATGTCCAGGGACGGCGAGCTGGAAGACGCGATCGCGCAGCTGCCGGACCACTGGCAGCGGCGGATCAACGGCGGGCACCGCGGCTGAGGTGTTGTCATGGCCTACACGCCCGACCCGATCCTCGGCAGCAGGATGATCCGCGTGCAGCGAATCGCCGGCGGCCTGATCCTCACCTATCCGCATGTGCCAGCCGTGAACCGCGAGGTGCGCCGCCTCGGCGGCCGGTGGGATCGCCGCTGGCCGGGCTACTTCCTGCCGCGGCACGCCGAGCCCGAGGCCGCCGAGCGGGTCCAGCGCTGGGACCACCTCATCTGGCGCCAGACCATCCGGGCGGCCATGGGCACGCTGGCATGACGCCGCCCCACATCGTACCAGGACCGGCCCGCCGGGCATCGCTCGGCGGGCCTTCGCTTTTGCGACGCGCGCGTGATTCCACCATCTCTCTCAGGCACCATGAGTGATGGAGGCAGGCGATGTCGAAGGCCGCAGCGTACCCGCCGACCGAGATCCCGACGCCAGACGACGATGCATGGTTCGAGGCGCGCCGGCCGCGCGTCACGAGCACGGACAGCGCGGCGCTCCTCGGCGTGCATCCGCAGAAGACCGCGCTGGAAGTCTACCTCGAGATCACGGGCCAGAAGGACCCCGAGGCCGTCGACAGCGAGCGGGCGTTCTGGGGTCAGCAGCTGGAGAGCGCGGTCGCTTACGGCATCGCCAACCGCTACGGCCTCACCATCCGGCCGTACAAGACCATGCTGGCGCGCCCGGATCACGACGACCGGGTTGCCGCGAACTTCGACTTCGAGGTCACGGCCGCCGATCCTAACGCGGCGCACGACCCGGAGCTTCGCCAGACTACGCGCCAGATCGCGGACCTGCTGGACCGGCTCGGACCGGGCCTGCTGGAAGTCAAGACGGTCGATGACCTCGTGTACCGCAACAGCTGGATCGAGGACGACGGCGGCATCGAGGCTGCCCACCACATCGAGGTTCAGTGCCAGCACCAGATGGCCGTGTCCGGCCACGGCTGGCTCGCCATCGGCGCCCTGATCGGCGGCAACGCCGGCAAGCTGACGCTCCGGGAGCGTCATGGCGCGCTCATTAGCCGGCTGGAGAGCGAGTGGGGCGTGTTCCTGGCGCGCGTGGACAACGGTCACCCGCTGCAGCCCGACTACAACAGTGATTACCGGAACATCGATTTTCTGAACGGCGAAGGTGATCCCAAGGCCGAGCTGTCCGACGAGGCGCGCGAGGAGATCGCCCGCCAGCGCGAAGTGGTCCGCAAGGCTGCGGCCGAAAAGAAAGCCGCCGAAGAGCGCGAGCGGGAAGCGGACGGCCGCATCAAGGAGCTGATGGGCGACGCCCAGAAGGCCGTCTTCGACGACTTCACCGTCAGCTACAAGCCGCAGCCGGCGCAGTACTACACGCAGGCGGACGTTGAGGCGGTTCGAGAAAAGGCCGCGGCCGGTGCCGTGAAGCGCAAGGCGTCCCGGACGCTCCGCATCACCGCGCGCAAGTCCAAGCAGCAGAACGATCAGGGCGACGACGGCCAGCAGGCCGCCGCCTGACCAGGCAGACCAAGGAGCGCGATCATGGCCGACAACCTGCCAGCCCTCCGCGAGTTCAAGCAGACCGTCGAGAGCGACGCGTGGCGCCCCAAGCTCGACGACGCCCTGGCCGACGGCAGCATGAGCACCAGCCGGTTCATCCGGAGCGCGCTGACCGCGATCGAGACCAACCCGTACCTGCTGAAGTGCGACCGCAACAGCCTGCTGATCTCCATGCAGTCCGCGGCCCTGGCCGGCCTGGACCCGCACCCGGCGCACGGGCTCGTCGCGTTCGTGCCGCGTAAGGGCAAGGTCAGCCTCCAGATTATGGCGAAGGGGCTGATCCAGCTCGCGTACGCCAGCGGCCGGATCGCCGCCATCGATACGGGGCTCATCTACGAGGCCGATTCCTACACCTACGAGGAGGGGACGGCGCCGACGCTCCGCATTCAGCGGTCGCTCGAGGAGGATCCCGGCGAGCCGGTCGCGTACTACTGCATCACGCACTACCGGGACGGCGTCTCGATCCCGACCGTGATGACCCGGCGCGCGGTCGAGCAGCACCGGGACGCCTACTCTGACGATTACAAGAACCGCGGCCAGAAGAGCGTCTGGGCCCAGAACTTCGACGAGATGGCGCAGAAGACGGTGCTGCGCCGCGCCGCAAAGCGCTGGCCGATTGCTCTCCCGAGCGCTGGTGGCAGCCACGAGGTCGACGAGCGCCCGGCCGTCGTCGACGCCGAGTACGACGCCGTCCCGCGCTCCGGCGACACGACCGCGGCCGCGGCGCAAGTTAGCGACCAGAGCGGCAGTCAGGATAACGCCCGGGCCGCGACTGGCGGGCAGAGCCGCCTGGACGCACTCGCCGGCGCCGGTGAGTAAGGAGGCCACCATGTTCGTCTACGCCCAACCCAACCGCCGCGCCCGCCACGAGGCCGCCATGAACGAACGGATCGCCGAGCTGCGGGAGGCGGGCTACGAGCTCGACGAGGCCCGCGAGATCGCCGAGGGCGAGGACGCCGACTACGGCGACGTGCTCGACGACGACAAGCCGGGCTTCAAGGACGACGACGAGCCCATCATCGATCCGGCCGACGCGTAGGTACCACGGAGGACACCATGTCTTCGCGCGAGCTTATGCTTTCCCACACGGTCGGCAGGCATCTTGAGGAAGCGCTGGAACACAATGGCGAATGCTGGGCAGACATCGAGTTCATCACGGGAACGATGTCGGATCTTCAGCAGAAAATAATGTATCTGCCGCTCTCCACGTACGAGTTACCAGCAGGCATCTATGCCTGGACCCAAAACTTCGTTTACTGGGCATCGCCCTACATCGACAGGCTTCCCGAACGTGACCGATGGAAAACCTCTGGCGCCGACGTATTGGTGTTTCCACGGCACCCGCAATCTGCTCACGGGCACTTTGTGCGGCACCCGCAACACGACACCCGCAACGGCCCAGTGGGGCGGGAGTAACGCCGCCATGCTCTCCGACGTCGACATCCTGGCCTACGCCGCAGCTCACGGCGCGATCCTCGACCGCGACATTGAGCTGACGGACGCGATGATGCGCCGGGCCCAGGATCTGCCGACGTTGGAGGAGGCGGCCGCCGAGATCGAGGCCTGCTGCTTCGTTCTGATGCATGGCGAAGCTGGGGACGCCTAAACCCAGGCATTTCGCCTGTTCGACGCTTCGAAAGCTCGGAACCTCGTGGCCTCGTAACGTCGAGCTTTAGGCCGCACGAGCGCCCGATTAAACGAAACGTCGAACCCCCGAAACTTCGTCTTCTCGAAGCCACGACATCTCAAAAGCACGAAGCGATGACCCTTCAAGCGTTCGAGGGGGCGAAAGGCCGACGGCTCGACGGATCGGGAGGTCGATTGCCCGAAAGGTCGGAACGACGACGGCTCCAACGTTCGAAGGTTCGAAAGCTCTAAACGACGACGTGTCGATCGGTCGATGCGCCGATCAGCCGATCGTTCGACGGGTCGACTGATCGAGAGGTCGAACGGTCAAAAGGTCGACAGCTCGAACGGCCGATGGGTCGACATCCCGAACGGTCGACGCGTCGACCGTTCGGGTCGTCGACAGGCCGACGCTTCGAAGGCTCGAAGGGTCGAAACAACGACGCGTCGATCGGTCGAAGAGCCGACGGCCCGAAGGGCCGAGACGACGATGGCTCGGAACGTCGGCCGATCAACGGGCCAAAGGCTCGAGACGTCGACGGCACGAAACGACGAGCTTTCGAAAAACCATCTTTTCGAAAAACCAGCTCTTTTGACACGCAACTCCGCCTTTTAGGGGCGTGTCCAGCTGGCAGACGATCGAGAAGCACGAACGGGGAATCAAAGGCTCACATTGTCCGTGGCTGACCGCGCGTGACCGCGCGTTTGCCGACACTCCTCTCACGCACGCAACGGAGGCCACGGATGAGCGAAACACACACCGCCGAGCAGGACAACGTCGCCGTTACGGCCGACGACCCTGTCTCGCCGTACCGCCTGCTGACCGTCAAAGAGGCCGCCAAAGTCTATCGGATCCGGACCGGCCGGCCGATCACGGAACGGCAAATGCGGCGGCGGGCGAGCCGGGACCGCCGCACCGGCAAGCGTGGTCTGCCTTTCATCGAAGACCCGAACTCGAAGCGCCTCATGATCTCGGAAGAGGCCCTGATGGAATCCGCAATTAAGCCGTACAAGGCGGCCCTGGCTGAATGGCGCAAGACGAAGGGCCGGAAGTACCGGTACTGATCGCCGCCGCCGACGAGGCCGCGCCGCGCCCACCCCGTCGCCTCCTAGGGCGGCGGGGTTCTCTGTTTCGTATGTCACCCCTTGAACTGACTTGTCATTTCCACCGTCTCTGCTGGGCAAGCTAGGTGACACACCCGGCATCACGCACTCAAGGCAAGGGAGGACGCCATGCTCACGCAGAACGGTAACCTCGGCACGATCGGCGACGCGGAGACCTCCGCCGAACTCGCCCAGCAGCTCGCGGACGCCCGCCAAGAGATCGCCGACCTGCGCCAGCAGCTGGACGAGATGGAGGCGCAGAAGGCGGCCGCCGACAGCTTCGGCAGCGACGCGGTGCACGCGGCTGCGGCGCGGGGCGAGCGCGCCTGTGACCTCGAGCAGCAGCTCAACGACGCGCGCGCCGAGGCCGACGAGGCCCTCAAGGAGCGGGACACCGCCCAGCGCCACGCTGACGAGCTCAACGGGCTCATCTCGCAGATCGGGTCCGCGCTCGGACTGACGCGCCGGGACTACAGCAGCGGCGCGCTGGTGGCTGTGGTCGCCGGACAGGTGCGCGAACTCGCGCGGGACAGACGCCGCCGCATGGACCTGATCGACGAGATCAAGCGCCTCAGCGGGCTCGGGCGGTAGCGCGACCGCTGCACCTGGCCTCGTCCGGCAGTAGCCGGGCGGGGCGAGGTAGAGCATCCGCTCCCCGCGCCGGGCGGAACCCGGACACGCTGGCAAAGCATGGAGGGCAGCCATGGCTTCTCGCAACTATCAGGTCTGCATCAAGCGCACTGACGCGGCGGGCTACACGGTCAAGTCGATGAACATTTACCGGGAAGCGGCGACCCCGGAGCAAGCCCGCCAGCGGGCGCAAGACGACATCTCCGCCGTGAATGCAGCCAACACGATGGCGGTGCTCGGCGTCCGCGTCGCGCCGTTCGCGGGCGGCGACGGACGCTGGCTTGCTTAG